TTCTCTTCGGATCTACTTGCCTCTTCCTGGACTCCAATCTCCCGACGATGTCGGGCTTCCTCTGTGTGCTATGACGTGGCAGACCCTACGACTCCGTGTGACGCTTCGTAAATTGGAAGATCTCGTATGCTGTAGCGATGAAACACTGTTCAAACCGACTCCATGGTTAGCCCCTTCTTTTCAGTATACATTGTCGGATGGAATGACTGTTCATACGGTCGCACCACGATCTCTTTATGATATCGGTCATCCGACCATTGTGCTGTCTACCGTCCAACACTATCTTCCTGCCGAGGCCCAACAGGCGTTTAAGGACATGGTCATTCAGATCCCTTTCCGCAGAGTATTTGAAAACCGATTTACTTTTGGGGAACTAGATTTCATTTCACTGGACAAGGGTGGAGTGTCTGCTGTGACACGCCGTTTAGAGGGACGTCATCCCACAGAACGCCTGTTTTGGTTTTTCCGATTGGGACAGACCGTGGATCGGAATCGGTTGGATGATTTCACCAATACCTATTTCAATGATCAGCCTCCGAGCGATACACAGCCTTATACCGAGCCCTATGGTGGATTTTACTACCAATTAAAGCTTCTTATTGCGGGTCGTGATCGTGAACATCTGGAATCGGGCTTGGTCTGGAATGGGTTGACTCCGTGGAGCAAACAAGAGCGTGTGGGACCGGTAGGAGTAGGTGAAATGCGATGGTCTCTTGGAGATCAAATGGGTGTTTCCTATCCATCCTATCGTCTTCCTGAAGGGACGGTGAATTTTACCACGGCGGATCGCCCTACACTCTATGTGGAGTTGGCAAATGTTCCCGTTCATCCTCTACATGCCCAGCGCTTGGTAGAAATGCGTGTTCTGTCTGAAGCATGGAATGTGTATGAAATCAAAGAGGGTCGTGGTAGAATGTTATTTGCTTCGTAAAATATGAAAGGCATCAATAGGCTACCTTGAATGTCGGTTTCTACCGTTCGTCACCAGCAAACCCATAAAAAGAAACGGAATCTTACGGTTGGTATCCTTACTATTCCCCATTCATTTTCTACCAAGTATGGAACTTCACATATCATGAAGGCCTATGCCGATGGTTTGGAAAAACAGGGGGTGACCGTGGTTCCTGTTCCCTATGATACTCCTCATCCTGATCTCTATTACTCTATCTTGAACGGGCTTATTATACCCGGTGGTGAAACCGTGTTTTTATTACAGCAACCTGTATTACTACAGACGGTTCAGCGTTTTTTGAGTCTGTCTCTTCGTCCTGGTGAGCACTTTCCCATCTGGGGAACCTGCTTCGGGTTTGAACTCCTTATGGCCTTGGTTGGGTCTATTCATCGGTTTGAATCTATTGTGGATCATCAACGACGTTCCATTGAATGGACGGATGAGGGGCGGAAATCACGGATGTATCGTTGGTTGACTAAGAAGAATGCCGATGCATTTCAAGACTATGCCCGAACGGCACAGAATCATGAATATGGTATTTCTCCCATTCGGTTTTTACGGAATGATCGCTTGCGTCGCTTCTTCCGTCTTGTCGCTACTGCCCAGAATGATTTTGGACAGACCTATGTGGCAGCCATTGAAAGCAAGAAGTGGCCGGTTTATGGCGTGATGTGGCATCCTGAACGACAGACGAATGGTGTACTCTTTCTGTCTTTCTTTATCGCGGAGTGTAAGAAAAATGATCATCAATGTCCCATTCGCCTTAAAACACTCCGTGATACGCATACTCCTCACCGTTGCCTACAATACCCTGAACACAAAGATCGTATGTGCTACTTCTTCTCTGATTCGTAATTCTGTCGGTCTATCGACCTAAAAAAGGGGATAACATCCATGTGCTATCCCCTTTTTTATGTTCTGTTTCGTATATTTGTTACGGTGTTTTAGTGTGTATGATTACAGCTCAAATACCTTACGCAACCATTCTACGATTTGATCCGTGTTGGAAGACTGTAGAGCTGGCTGTGGCACTCCATTCTTAATTGCCATGAAACCAGGAATCTTCTGTAGACCACAATAACCCAAGGTATACAAATGATCTTCCTCGTCAATGTCGGCCACATACCACTTGATCTGATCCGATAGTGCGAGCAGTTGATCCGTCTTCACCTGCTTACACGGACCACACCACGATGCGGTAAAACGCACCACCACCATCGGATCGTGCTCCTTTCCCTTCTGGATAAGACCCTCAAAGAACTCCTGGTTCGGGAGGGGTGTCATCTGGTTGGGTTGCGTGTTTTGATGGCTCTGATTGCTCTCGCTGGCTTCCATGATAAATACGATAAAAGGTGGTGGAAAAACCGGTTAGAACAATAAGACAAAGTGTTCCTAACAAGACATAACCAATTGTATTTAAGTTGTCTAAGGGAACCGAGGGGACGGAGGGGACGGAGGGGGCCGAGGGGACAGATCCACCTTTTTGACCCAGTGCGCTTTGAGCCGTCGCATACAGAGACGCAGCAGGCGTGAACGTAGAGACTTGACTTAATGTATTGATCGTCTTTCCCACCTGATCAATCACTTCCGAACTCTTTGACACCACATTTCTACCTAGCTGAACCGTATTGTCCACAGCAGACACCGCGTGCTCCACTGTATCAATGGCTGACTGTGCTGTCTTTGTAATCGGTTCAATCAATGAGGGACCAATCACTTTATTGATCATGTATTTAATGGTCTCCAGGGGTGAAAACAATAAAGAGAGCAATGGGAAACGAGCACGCATCCAGTCCGATACGGAATGATAAGGGGCTCCAAAGAATTTATAGTTATTGGAAATGACTTCCTCTGTATTTACAAAAAAGTTAAACAGATGATAGCCCCATTGTAATAACGACAGGGGGGCCAAAAGAAAGGTAAAGGTACAAACCATTCGGAAAATACCCATTTGATTATTTCCCAAGACAAATGAGTCTAGACCAATCATGCCTCCAAACATCAAGGCAATCGCATAGAATAAGAAACGAAAATGCTTTCGGTCAGGCACATCCTTAGACAGCACGCCCGCTCCGATTCCTGCAGGACCCCATCCTGGAATTCCCAAGCCATATACACGAACGATATCTGAGTTAAATAAGGCATGAACCGCATCATAAATCCACCATACACCGGAAAAAAGCAGATTCACCACGAATTTCGCCAAAAATGTCCAAGGCGAACGCAAATACAAATGATCTAATCCAAAGAAACCTCCTAGAACCGATAGTCCCACAAATACATCATAGGATAAATGAACCGCGGCATCTGTATCATCTTCGGCATTGGAGTTATTGGCCGTTGATCCTTCCAACCAATATTTGACTTGTGAGATCGGCGCTCTTCCACTCATTACTGTCTATTTGGAGTTTTCTTGTTCTTCTTTGATCACTCCTGTTTTTCTCATCATTAAATTGTAAACAACAGACCACCAAATCCATTAATCACACGGAATACATTATAATTATGAGCATAGATCATAACACGACAATTACCACGTAGCTGAGAGGCGGAAATAGCAGGATTATTTAACAGTGGATTCAATTCCAGTTGCCACACGATACTGTCAATGCGACTGGCGTTCATCGTTCCTGTGGGCTGGGCATCCTCGGGTCTTAGCGCAAACGAATAATTATAAATGAAAGATTTGACCGGAGTGGTCGTGTGATGCTGATAAGGCTGTTCCAATCGGAAAAAGGAAGGAAGACGAGCCGTAAAACGATCCTTTCCATCCAATTGTAGAATCGCCGTGGATAACATATCCAGACGACCTGCCGGTGCGTTTGAATTCAAATAAGGAGCCAAAAAAGCGGGCAGGGGCTCATCCACCCCCAAGTGACTGTAATTGAACCACTCATTCCGATTCTGCATCTCATCACGCTGGATAACAAACAGGAACTCCTTGATCGGATGATTGAAATCTACCTGAATCGTAGCCGTGTTCTGCCCTGACGTGATGGCGTGCGGTGGAGTATATTGGACCTGCTCAATCACATACTCTAATGAGGGAGTGCTCACAAAACGACGACGCTCCTCTGTATCCAAATACACGAACTCTCCCCATAACAT